AACAAGAGAGACTGAAACAGTTTACGAAATTAAAGATACAGTTACAGTAAGAACAGTAAGTAAAACTAGACTTGAAAGAGAGAAAGTTCAACAAGAAAAAGAGATAGTCCGAATACAAGAACGTATATCTGTACTTGATGCTGATTTAGCAAAGATAGTAGAATTAGAAAAAGTTGTAGTAGTTAAAGAATAAGGGTATGGACAAAATTAGGCATAGATGAGATTAATGCACTATTAAATGCATAAGAATAATTAAGAAGGAGACGTAGAAAAAAATGGAAGAAGAAAAGTTCGAGATAACAAAAAAAATACTAGAAAAGACATTAAATTATTTAGCAACACAACCATACATTCAAGTAGCACAATTAATACAAGAACTACAAAAAAGTGCATCGTTATTGAAACCGAAAAATGAAATCGAAAAAGATAAAACGAAATGAAACAACTATTTGAGATAGGAAACGATGTAAAAGCCAATGATGAACTCAGAGAAATGGCAATGAATGTAGCTCAAACCATGTTCTCCAAAAGCCAGGATAACCTAGTCCAAGATATGCCATGGGGAGACAAGGAACATCCCCAGAAGAGACATCCAAAACCAACAACAATCACGGATCAAAGTCTAATTTTATTAAGTGGAGTACCACCATATTGGGAAAGCAAGAACCGAATCGCATTCAGATATGACGCAATCCACTCAACATGGGTAGAGTATGGCACACCACCACACTCAGTAAGCGAGCAGGGAGTCCAATCCATCGAAGCATGGGTAAGACGAAAGCTCGGAAAGCGTAACAAGAAAGAGGCACGAAAATTCGCAGAAAGAATAGCATGGAAAATAAGGAAATACGGAATGGACCCTCACCCCTTTGTAAGACCAGCAGCAGAGGAAACCTCCAAGAAATACAAGATGTTCAAGATAAACGTGGAATAGCGCAAAATTTAAATAAGCATAGAATCAGAGTATACTTGGAGGCAACTATGAAAATGTTAAAAGGAGATGGGAATGGGAATCTAGTGATTCCAGGATGGTTCTTGACAGTGATAATTATAGGCATTACAATACTAAGCTCCGTAGCCTCAGTGGTCGCAATGGGAACCACACTAAAAAACGATGTGGATAACATAAAACTAGAGATCCAAGAAGCAGGACCAAGGCATACAGAAGTAATCGACTCAATTGACGAAAGACTGAGAACATGCGAAAACACCAACACCGCAGTCCTTGTCAAACTTGAAAACATCGAAAAAGGAATCGATACAATCAATTTAAAAATAGATAAACACTACGAGGGATCACCATGAACTTCTTAAATGACTTAATAAAGACAGGGAAACCAGCACAATTCCCTAAAGACGAAATTCTCAACGAAGATGACAGACTGGTAAGAAGCTGGATGTCAGTAGAAATCATAGACAAACAGGGAGACGTTGTTCCAATCTCTGCCATTAAGAAGGTTCTGAACACATGGTTCAAACGTGGAGCCACAATGATCGACCAGCACACAAACCGACCCATAGGGAAAGGACTGAACTGGCAAGAGAAAGAACACCCAGAAACAGGCAGACAGGGAGTAGTTCTAGATTATCAAGTATTCAAAGATTACAGCATAGACAACCAAGTCTGGGACGAAATCAAATCAGGCAAAAGAACAGGACTGAGCATTGGTGGAAGAAGCATCGGCAAAGCCAAGATGCAGAAGGATGGAATGTCAGGAGAAGAGGGAAAATACCACAACCAAATCGAACTGTACGAAGTCAGCCCAGTAGACTCACCAGCAAACCAACTATCAAATACAATCTCACTTAATTATATGGCAAAAGCAATGAACGATGGCGAAGCAGAAAAGTTGCTTGAAGACTTACAAAAAGGGTACGAAGGAGACATCCAGAAACCATATGCAGGATTTGAAAACTTTGATGCATGCGTAGAATCTCAACAAAAGAAAGGTCACAATGAAGATTCAGCCAAAAGAGTGTGTGGATTCATCATGCACCAGACAGAGAAGAAGTTCATGGATTCAAAAGAAGGAAATCGTTCTCCAGATGGAACAGGACCACATGGAAAAGGCGATGGACCAGGACAAGGCAAAGGCGATGGAACTGGCTTAAAATCTGAAGAAGAAGATAAATTCAAAAAGGAGATGATTCCAGGAGGAATTGCAGCAGGCAAATCTCTGGATGAGATCGCAGATAAGCATGGATGTACAGTATCATATATCACAGAACAACTTCTCGCAGGAGTCAGAGTAGAGAAGGAACATACCGATGATGACAAAGTAGCCCAGGAGATAGGCATGGATCACCTCTGGGAAGACAAAGACTATTACAAGAAACTCGCAACAATCGAAAAGATGCAAGTAGCAGATATAAAGAAATGCCATATCAAAGTGGCAGATATTAAAAAAGGAGGAACTCCAATGAAATCAAAACGAGGACCAAAGATGAAATATACCAACAAAGGATGGGACACAGACTTAATCAAGGGACTATTAGAAGAATCAAAGACATCGCAATTAAACAAAGCTATTTATAGCGAACTCACCAAAGGGCGAATATATATTGGTGCAAATGAAAAGCCACCAGAAGGGGCAACCATTAAGTTGGGGTCAAGTGGTGGTAGATATTATGAATCAGGAACATCTGCATCTTATAATGCAGGACAGAAGCCACCTTCAAAAACCACACAATCATCCAAGGAAGGAAAATCACAAACAAATGACAACGAACAATCAAGAAAGAAGGAATTAAACAGCATTGAGTATTCTTTAAAAAATAAATTTGGTTCTAGAATGAAGGTTGATTCTGTTGAACCGAATGGAACCATGAATATGTCAATAAGAGATTGGGGAGATTGGACAAGAACAGGACAAGAGGATGACGATTGGGAAAATCTATCTGTAGAATCATATGCAAAAGTAAAAAGCATAAAATCAGAATTATCTGAAAAATACCCTAAGTATGATTTTGATATAGAGCCAGGGGAAAAAAATTGGATAGATGTAGAAATCAGTCCCAAAAAAGATTCACAGGTAAATAAGTCAATACACACAAAACTCACCAAGGGTCGAGTATATCTCAATCCAGGACAACAAGCACCGCAAGGCGTGAAAGTTCAACAGGGAGCTCGTGGTGGTAAATACTACGAGGAAGGACCAAATGGAAAATCACAGGATCCTAAAAAACCAGAGGGTGGAAAGAAGCCAGAACCAACAACCCCAAAAAGCGAACAAGCACCAAAAGAAAGAAAAGAACTTCCAGATATGACATTGTGGGGATATTCTCCAGATAGCAAAACTCAGCATGAAGACTTCAATGGAGACAATATAGGTGTAGGAAGCAAAGTAAAGATTCATCCAGAATTAACAACCGACCCAGCAAATCACAAAGGAGACGAAGGAACAGTAGTCGGAGTAAATGAAGATGGGCACTTATTAGTCGAGTTCAATGATGGCAATAAACATGGAGCATACACCTCAGATTCAGTACAGAGCCAAATGGACAGAGGTTCAGAAAACAAGTATGATCATAAAGAACCAGAGCAATCGGGAGCAAACCCAGAAGCAGACAAGAAACCAGACTCAGACAAAAAGCCAGGAATGTCAGAAAGCACAATGCAGAATATAATGAACAATCCAGGTAAAGAGTCATTTTCACAAGCACAAGCAGCCGATAGAGTAAAGGACAAATTGCAATCAGAATCAGACAAGAAGCCAGAGGCAGATAAGAAACCAGAACAGTCTAAAAATCCAAACATGGCAGCACCAAACAAGAAATCTTGGGCAGACCCAAGCAATCATGGAAAGGATCCAAGACTTGAAGAAGTGGATGAATTCGAAATGGATTCAATGGAAAGAGAACAGTTCGAAAAGTACACAGAAAGTGGAATGAGCAGAGGAGATGCAATTCAAACAATGATTAATAGTGTGGATGGAGACTATACTCAGCTAAGTGATGAGCTTGCAGAGGTAGGAGAAGCACAGGAGGAAGATAATTATACAACTCCGCTAAACACAAATAAAAGCATGGAGGCAGAATTCATGAAACAGTTGCTCAAAGCGAGCAAATAAGCGCAATCTTTAAATACATGAAAGTATAGAAGGATTGTAACACATACAAAATATCACCTTGGAGGTAGTCTAAATGAAAAAAGAATCAGAAAAAGATGCACCAGAAGTGGAAGCAAAAACACGTCTGGATGACATGGAAGAAAATATTAAATCTGTTAAAAAAAGTATCGATGAAATTTCTAAAATGCTAGCAAAGGCAGCAGAAGACAAAGAAGAAGAAATGGACAAGAAAAAGGAAGACGAGAAAGAAGAAGACAAAGAAGTAATCGATGTTGACAAAAAGAAAGAAGTTGGAAGCACTGAAGTAAAAGCAGGCGATGGAACTCCAAAGCCAGGACAAGGACAAGTTAAATTGCCACAGGCATCCGCAGGGGAAACTGATGAAACAGGAAAACCAGCAGGAACAAATCCAGAGTTCGTAGCAAAGTCAGACTTTGACACATTGGTACAATCAAAAGTAAACGACATCATGAAAGGTATGGGCATCACAAAGACAACTACTCCAAGAACTAATCATGAAAACACTGAGATTAAAAAATCTGGTAAGAACCCAGAATTCGCAATGGACCTCTTGAAAAGAGCAAAAGCAGGAACTATATCTATGGCAGATATGAACAGAGAAACAAAAGATTTCGTCAAAGGTCAGTACGAAGAACGAATATCTAGAGTTCTGCAAGGAGGGAACTGAAAATGGTAGAAATTATTAAAACAATCGAAGACATGGAAAAGATCTACTACAGTGCAGCTGGTCAATCATTCTTAAACACAGACGACATGATGAGTCCAATGATGAACAAGAACGATGCTCCAGTAATCACAACCACAACTGGTGTGTATAACGCAGTTTATGGTGCACAAGCATGGGTACAATTAAACATGGAAGCTAACACAGTTGGATTCCTACCAAAGAACCCATGGAAGAGATCAGGATGGAGAGTTATCACAGCTAGAGCTGATACAGAACCATATGGTGGCGTAGCAGAAACAGCAGCACTTCCAGAGTCAATCAAACCTACATTCGCAGAAGTAAGTACAAAGCCAAAGCTAAGTGCAAACGTATTCGAAGTTGGAGAGGTACAAGAGTATCTTGCAACACAAGGTGGAGATGACGCATTCGCAGCAATGAGTGACATGAGAACATACATGGCAGTTGAACACAAGGAAGACTTGAACAAACAACTAAACACTGAAGGTGGAACATTGGCATCTTATAACTTTGAATCAATGGACAGAGTATGTGCAAACTACGCTGAACTGAGTAACAAAGAAAGCGACCAATCCACAGGATTCTCTGCTGGCGACTTAGACATTTATGCAGTTGACAGAGATGGTGGAGCATCATGGGCAGACGCATATGTATCTCAAACAGCTACATCTGGAACTATGAGAAGTTTATCTGACGGACTATTAAACAGCCTTCTACAAAACACCCTAGCAAATGGTGCAAACGGAGACGGTCAAGTAATCCAAACAGGATATGACGCATGGAGTTCAATCAATCAGTTATACGACCCACAAGTTAGATATAACTTAATTGGAGCCGCACAAGTTCAGCCAGGAGTCAATGGAATCAAGTCAATCAAAGGAACAGAAGTTGGAGTACAAGTTGCAACTTTATTCAACAGACCGATCATCTTGTCTAAGAATACAGTAGCAGAAACTGGTGGAATCAGCAGAATCTACATGACAGATATCAGCAACCCAGAAGGATTCGACTTGCCAAGATTAGGACTGAAGATTGCAAAACCTACTCAATATTTTGAAGCAGGAATGAACCAAGGAACACCTTTCCCAGTTGATAAGTTCGGTACAAAAGGAATGTATAGAACAATGGGCGAGATGATTTGTACATTCTTCAAAGTACAGGGTAAAATCAGAGACTTGAGTGCTTGAATAAAGCAATTTTTATTTTTTTTTACTTTTCATTATTAACGATCATAAGGAGGCACGAAAGAAATGAGCACAAAAATCAAACTAACAACCTTATCCTTAGGATGTGACTGTAGAACATATTCAGCGCCAAGCGGACAATCATACGAATTCTATATGGGACGATTTACTGAAATAAAAGACTCAGGAGATGCTCTTCACTTTTTGAATGCAGGAGATGGAACAATCTTTATAGTAGAGAAAGGACCAGTCAAGAAAGCAATTGAAGCACTGAAAAAGATATTAAAAGAAAAACCAGTAAATGAAGAGAAGCCACCAAAGGAATCAGGGATACTTGACACAGATGAAGAAACACCAATTGACGGAGACGAATCAATCGAAGGTCTAGTTGACGAAGAAGCACCAGCAGAAGATGCTGAAGAAGTCAAAGAACCAGATGCAGAAGTCGTAGACCCAGAAGATGGAATCAAAGAACCAGAAGCAGAAAAGGTCGAAGAGATCGTATTCACACATGAAGGAATCAAGGCACTTAATTCAAAGCAACAAACATTTTTAATCAAATCAATCGACAAGGATGCAAAAATTCCAAGATACGAAAAAGAAAAAATCGAATTACTGCTTAAGCTTCAAAAAGACGGAGCAAACCTCGTAGAACTTTTAAAGGGCTACGTTGCATAAACAACACACAATCCCCAGCCAAAGGCTGACGATAGGATTAGGAGGGAATTAAAATGGTATTCGCACAAACAAGAGTCAGACGAACAGTAATCGGTAACATGGTAATGGAAATCTGGACAGCTACATTTACTGGAGTAGAATCTGGCAATCTAGCAACAGGACTTGATTCTATTGAGCAAGTATTTGTTCAAGGAGATACAGTCAGAGCATCAATGACCGTAGATCATACTACAACTGCAGGAACAGTAGCTATCGCAGCAGTCACCGCAGAAGACGTTGCAACTGTCACAGTAATGGGCAGAAGCAAGGCATAAATTAAATGATAAGATAGGAGGAAATTAAAATGGCATTTACACAAACTAAAGTAAGAAGAACAGTAATCGGAAACATGGTAATGGAAATCTGGACTGGTACATTTACAAGCGTAACCGAGGGAAATCTAGCAACAGGAGTCAGCTCGATTGAAGGAGTTATGGTTCAAGGAGACACAGTCAGAGACACAATGACCGTAGATCACACTACAACCGCAGGGACAGTCGCAATAGGATCAGTTTCAAGCGGAGACATTGTAACAGTCACCGTAATGGGGAGAAGTAAAGCGTAAATGCTTACTGGAGGCTTAAAATGAAACACAAAATAACATTATTAAGTATTTTGTTGATGTTTTCATTAGCCATCGCTATCCAAGCAATACCTCAAGGTGGAGTAACTATCAACAGCCCTGCGACAACAACTTGGACAAACGAAATTAATTATACAGACGGTTTTAATTTTTCCTTTTCAGATAACGAGAGAGATTATTCAGCTACTTGTAATTTGTACATAGGAACAGATTTCAACCTTCCAGTAATTATGGCAACATCAACAAATGCATATCATTCAGAAGTTATCGCAGAGGATACTGACACAGTATTTTATATGAATCACACATTCCCGACCAACAATACAAAGTATTATTGGACAGTTAGATGCATAAACAATTCGCATCTTCCAGGAGCCGCCCCAGACTTAAGAACAATGAAGCAGGGAACAGCTACACCAACGATCGCAATGGGAACTAACAGCTTCACAAATAATACTTATGTTACGCTTCCTATTAAGTTCGAATTCACAGCATTAGATGAAGCAACACAGGGCGAAGCAATAACAGTCTACGTGAGAAACAATTCAGGATATGCATGGACATCAACGTCTGCATACAATGGCACAGCAAAAAATTTATCTTGGAGTCCAGCAGATGGAACCTATGTCGTGCATTTGAATTTAACAAGTCCATCAGGGAACACAGCCCAGAATGATACAGACTACACAATCATGGTAGACGAAACAGACCCTGCAGTGACTTGGAATACCCCAGCAGCAGGAGCAACATCAGCAAATACATATGTCGATTTAAACTGGACATTAACCGAGCAGAATCTAGATGTAATTTTATTAAATTGGAGTGGAACAACTGAGACAATTGACAATGCAAACTGCACAGGAACAGCACCGAACTACACATGCACTTTTAATAAAACGACCGTAGCACCAGGAAGAAATATTCCATACAGTCTTATAATTAATGACAGTGCAACAAATTCAATGCAAACATCAGCAAGATATATCAGTTTAAACATAACATCACCAACCCTAACTTCATACAATTGGTCAGTAGACGAAAGCAGAGCATCATGGAGAACACTAATCACAGCAACAACTCCATCGACATGCAATGCGAATGTATACAACAATGCAGGAACAAAGGTAGGAGTGATAGCAGGAACTCTTGGAACGATAGGAGCAACAACTAACTGCACTGGAAGAATCGGAGCAGCTGATATTTTAACAGATGGAGCAGTCAGGCTAGAGATAAACGTAACAGACGCAGCAGGCACACAATCTCTATCAAACAAAGCAGGAGTAATGAATTATTTATACACAGGATGGAACTTAATCACATACCCAGACACAAAGAGAACTGTTTATACAATTTGTAATGAGATAGCATCATGTACATCAATCGCATGGTATAACAACACTGGACAAGCATATGTGACTTATTCAACAAGCACCCCATCAACGAACAATGGAACATCCATCTCTCCAGGAGACGCAATATTGGTCTACGTATCAGCAGACAGTTCATTTATAGCAAATGATAACTTGCCAACTGTAGCAGACCAAGGAAAATACATTGTTTTATACGATGGTGGATGGAACACAATGGGCTTGACAGAAGACGCAAATCTTTCTGCAGTATACAACACAGTAACGAACAACACAGTAGCAGACAAGAACATCACATACGCATCATGGTATGACGCAGACACAAGCGTATTCAGTACATGCAAACGATCGTCAAGCACATGTGCAGGAACAACCACAGGAGCAACAGATATAAACTTGCCACCAGGATACGCAGTATGGGTACTAACAGATCAGGACGCAAACTATACCATAAATAGAACTGGGGTGACAGGATGAAATCAGCAACTAAAGTAATCTTAATAGTGATGGCGGCAATAATCAGCCTACTAGCAACTTGCATCGCAGCAACAGCAATTGACTTCCCTCTTCCAATTAACGGAAGATTGGAATTCAATGACTATTCTGTAGGGCAAACCATCAAAATAACCAACACCAGGACAGGAATCACTGAACAAGTTGTGGTAAATGCAAATGAAGAGTATTTATACGACTGGTCAAATTCAGATAACAAGCAAGGAACAATCTCTAGAAATTCATTGGGAGACACATTCCAAATTGAAATACTTGACTGTTCAGGAGAATGCAAAAAGGAAATCCAATACACAGGACAACCAGAAATCTTCGTAATGTGGAATTTAATGCACACAACACTAGAGAACAAAATTAAAACAGCATGCGAATGCGACACTTCCTTCTTAGGAATCCTAGGAATGCTGGTGGCTTTGATATTGTCAATCGGTGGAGGAATGCAAATCTACAAGAACAGAAAAGGTGGAATAACAATATTGCATAGGCATAGGGGAATCCAAGGATACCACAACCCAGATACACAGCACAGAAACCTTAAATATCGTCATGCAAAGCTGTCAACATCACCAGTCCAATACTCAAAGGACATAAAAAAGATAGAAGAAATAGGAGGACTGATTTAAATGCCAGTATCACCACACCCAATAACCGTAACGGTTTATGACAAGGATAATACAACACTACTTGCAGGAGCAAGCGTGTATGTAAGAAATGCAACAAAGCGAACCACAGGCGAAACGAAAACAACCAATGCAAGTGGAGAAACCATAATCGACTTGGCAAATCTTGATGTAGCATCAGGACAAACCTTGCAGTATGAGACAGGAGACGAGATCCTTATAATCGCATACTATGGAAACTACCACGATGCAGCATTCTACACAGTAGCAGGAGCAACCAAGGCACAGACACTTTATATGAATCCAGTAAGACACAACCCAGACCTTAACGCAGAAACAGTTAAATGCATAATTTTGGGAAACACAGAATCAACGGTCTACTACGCAAAGATATATAATCTTCCAGATGCCAGATTGCTTGCACACATTGAATGTCCAGCAAACGATTCCAAAATAGCATATGTGGATGCACTACAATGCCATGGTGGAATAGTTATCGCAAGAGAGAACTCAGGACTGATTGTCACTGCAGTGATCAAATAGGAGGAAAAGAAAATGGGAATAAAAGAACCAATTTTGCAAGTTAAAGTTAATGTAAAGGTCGCAACGAGGAAATTCATTCCAGACCCACAAGGGAGCATCATTGGAGTAGATGGAATCACTGGAAACTATGGAGCATGGGCAGCTCAAGAAGTTCACAATCTACTAACAAGTGCAGGAAGAGATTATCTACATTTACAAGGATATGAAACAACTGGACTTGGAGCAAATGGTGGGAATTATCTAGCACTGACAGTAAATTCAGAGGCACCAGCTACTGCAGATACCACATTGACAGGAGAAATAACTGACGATGGTCTTGAAAGAGCACAAGGAGCAGTGACTCACGCAACAGGAGAAACAACATCCACAGTTGCGAAAACATTCACAGCATCAGGAACTCATACTGGAGTACAGAAAAGCGGTCTTTTTACAGCTACAACAGCAGGAACCATGGTTCACGAAGCAACATTCTCAAGCGTGAATCTAGCAACAAACGACCAGCTTGCTGTAACATGGACAATAACACTATCTTAAACTTTTTTTTTCTTTTTTCAATAATTTTAAATAGCAGTACAACCAGGGATACCATAAGTATCACAAGGAGGCAAAACAAATGGACAAAATAAACAAGAAGAATACAAGAATTGCAATCTGTGTCCCAGCATATGGAACAGTAACAGCCGATTGGTTTATACATTATATGCGATTTCTACAAGATGCAATGAAAAAGTTTGCAGTCAACATTTTTATACATGAACAACAACCAGTGAGCCAATGCAGGAATACGCTGGTAGACATGGCACTAATGAAGAATCCTGAATACATCCTTTTTGTAGATTCAGATAATATCGTACCACCAGGAACAATCGAGAAGCTATTGGACACAATGGAAAAGACTGAAGCAGGGCTAGTAACAGCAACCTATTTCTCAAAACAACCACCATACGCACCAGTGATCAGGCAATTCAAGTCTGGAGGATTTTGGAGAATAGACAATCCAGGACTAGGTCAACAATTCGAAATAGCAGGGTGTGGTTTTGGATGCTGTATCATGAAGGCAGAAATATTCAGTAAATGCGAAAAACCTTACTTTAAATTTAATCACGAAGTCTGGGGAAGAAAAGACATCGTGCTCAGTGAAGATTTATACTTCTGCAGACAATTAATGACCCAGAAAATCAAAATGGTGTGTGACACAAGCGTAATATCCCCTCATATTGGAGGAGTAGTGGACGTTATGGAATACATGAACTTCGCACCAATCAGACAATCAACTGTCATGGAACGAGACGAAATGATGGCAGATATGGTCAAATACACAGGAAGAACAGAACAAGAGGTCGATTTGGATTTAATGGTAGGACCAGGTATTCTAAAAGAAGAATGGCAAAAAGTCAATCCAAAGACCCCAGAAGAAGAAAAGCAATTCTACAAATCAACCAAAAACTATCTCTACGATTTAGGTTTATGGCATTTCACAGGGAGAAGGAAATGGGACATAGAACTAGCAACCAAATATCGAAGATACTTGACAGATGACAAGAAACCAAAATTATTAGATTTAGGATGTGGGATAGGACAGAATGCGATCATGCTTGCAAGGTTAGGGTTTGAAGTAACAATCGCAGACCTTGACGGATACACACTAGACTTCGCAGAATTCCGATTCAAAGAACATGACATACCATACAAGATATGGAGAACAGATACTGAAGACATGCCACCAGAAGAGAAGTACGATTTTATTTTATCTTTAGATGTATTCGAACACATGCCAATTGAAGAGATGCAACGATATGCAGACATCATCGAGAAGGTAAGGCACGAAGACACAGAAATACTAATGTCAACCAGCTTCGGAAAGGATGTGGGAGGAGTACCAAACAGCCATCCCATGCACTACGACAAACTGGAAGGACATGATACAATCATTGAAAAGCTGATGAGGAAAAAAGACTGATGGCAAAAAGAATATATTCAGAGTCAGTAAAGAAATGGCTAATAGGGAGTGGAATAACAGGAATAACGATGGTTGGTGGAATCTTTCTTTATTTAATTACTATAGGTGCAATATCTGATTATACTTATTCTGGTGACAGTGTATGTGCAGGAACTATTGAACAACCATGCTATGCATATATTAACTTCACAGCTAATGAAGATATATTCATTTATCCTACAAACTATGATCCTTATGGTAGAGATACAATCATGGAGTTTGACCCTGCAGTTAAGTCTTGGAAGCTTCAAAGGACATGGGGAAATGGATGGAAGAATATCCCATTAGACAAGTCATGTACAGGCACATGGTGTGGGTTAAGTTCAAGTAAAAATAAAAGGAAGTTTAGTATAGCATTTAGGAAAGATAAACGATACAACATACGAATAGTAGCTTTAAAAAATAGTCCAACAGATAGCATTAAATGGGCTGCATTTGATGGATTAATTGACCCTACATGGTTGGCTGTAGAAATATCTAAATCTAAAACTGAGAAAGGCTCTATCAATATGGTTAGGAAAGAACTAAGAATTATTAAACAAGATGATTATATAAAAATTGAAAACTTAACTATGGTCAATCATACTCATTACAGTTTTAATCCAGTATTCAATAAAAGTAAAATATTGAAAGACAAAGGTAAAGATTATGTTTACAAGTTTAGAGAGAAACAAATTACTGATATTAAATTTTATGATAAAACAACTAAAAAAGAAAACAAAGATAAAGATAAAACCACATTAAAAGATTATGATAAGTATGATATAGTTAAACAGAAAAACTTTTCTAAAGCTGAAAAAATATACGTTAATACTAAAATCATTTATGCTAAGTTTAGTGATGGTACCGATTCATACGGATTCAATACAACAGAGATTGGACAAATGACATTGACCGAAGGAACATTCTGGAATACAGGATATAATGGTAGAGATATTCAACTTAAAGGAAATAGTTCTGTAAATTTTTTGTTTGCCATGCAAGGAGCTGGATTTCAAGACCTTTCAAAGAATAATTATACATATAGTGGAGCTTCAAGCGTTTTTGTTGATGGGAAAGAAGATGGAACTAAAGCATATAGGTCAAGAAAAGCAACAGCATCTTATTTTGATATAAACGAAGCTTTTAACTGGGAGGGTTTAGATTTTACTTTTTTATTAAAGTATGCTTATTATGAAGATGGAGATAATCATATTTATGCTGCTATTGTTGAAAGTTTATGGAAAAACGGATTTTCTTTCAATAAAGGTAAGTCTGGTGGCGGACTAACAGTTTATTTACCAAACGCTACTTCATATTGGGCGCAAGACACCTCTGAATTGGCTTCTACTAATGGAGTTTGGTATAATCCAGGTATAACTGTAGACCAGTCAGATAATATTAAATATTATAATACTTATGGTTCAACAAGTATTGATACAGACCCAGTTGGTGGAAGTAATTATAATTATACTCCCACAACTTGGAGATTATTATCTTATAAAACACCAGTAAAAGTTGCAACAGGAGATATTCAATTTATACAATTCTTCAATGAACCATTAACATCTGATGAATATATACAGTGTTCAAAGGCTCCTTATGGATGCTGGTTTGAAAATCAAGGTAACTGGTCAACATTATACTATCCTTTAACTGAAACATGGAACAGAATCAATATTACTACTAACGTAACGTGTTGGGGAATAAATTGTCCTGACGTAACTATATCATTAAATGAATCAGGTTCTCTTATAATATATAATCAATCACAGTTATCTATTGAAGGTAACAATACTTTAATATTTAATTTAACTCCTGCAACCAATGGGTTCAGTGTAAATTATGATTATAATGGTGATGTTAATGCAACGAATCAAGTAAGTAATCCAGTATATGAAGCATACAACATAACAACAACAAGCACAAGTACAAGTACAAGTACAAGTACCAGTAGCACTACAACAACAACGATAATGCAATTAAACCTATCTTATGGACCACCAGGAACAACAGTATTCAGATTTACAGGATGTGGACCAGCAAAAACAAACACATCATCCATCCCAGAAGGGCAAACAGACACATACGGAATAGACTATATTTGTAACAATGGAAGTTCATCAGGAGACGTAAGAATGAACTTGTCAGGAACACCAAACACAGGATGGGTGTTATATGCAAGCAACACCAGCAACGTAGAAGCTAATGTAAACCTATCAAAAACACCTGGAACAAACAAGCCAATATACGCAGAACTAGCACAATACTCATGTGCATATATATGGTGGAAGGCAGAATGCTCAGAAGTAACATCGAACCCAGGAGTATATGGAATTTACTCAATAGAATAAAATGGCAGACAGAGGAACGAACATCAATGTAAGGTTGGATGTAAACATAGCTGAAAGTATAACAGCATCAGATTCACTTGACAGAGTTCAAATAACTTTAAAATCAATAACAGAAAGCGTAACCGCAGAAGACACTCTCGCAAGATTACAAACACTGGCAAGAGCCATTGCAGAAAGCGAAACTGCAGAAGATGCAATAGGTGGGGTAATCTTTTTCTTAAGAACGATATCTGAAGGTGTGACATTAAGTGATGCTTTGACAATTTATCAAGAATTAATAAGAAGCATATCGGAATCAGCAACAGCAATAGACTCAATCGAAAGAACTCAATATTTAAAATCAACCATATCAGATTCGGCAACAAGCGCAGATTCAATAGATAAACTTCAAACCCTCGAAAGAACCACAAGCGAAACAGTAACTGATACAGATTCGGTAGACAGACTCCAAGACCTTGCAAGAAATCCAAACGAAACAATAACAAATTCCGATTCAATAGATAAGCTCCAAGATTTAAGCAGAAGCATGTCCGAAACAGAAACAAGCACAGATTCCATTGAGAGAGTGCAACTGATATTAAAAGCATTGTCAGAAATAATAACCGATACAGATTCGATAGACAAGCTTCAAGAATTAGCCAGAAACATCGATGAAACAATCACTAATTCAGATTCAGTAGATAGGCAGCAAGAATTAATAAGGAGCATGGTCGAAACAGAATCAGCATCAGATATCATCACAGTAAACACCACATACCTAAAAGCAATTACAGAGATAGTACAGTCCTCAGACACTGCAGGAAGAGTTTATATGGCAAAAAGAAGTGTCGCTGAAAGCTTGACCGCCATTGATACATTGTCAAGACAATTGGAATTAATAAGAAGTATCTCAGAAACATCAACCGCAACAGATGAAGTGGGAAGAACATTCACAGGAACCAGAGAAGTAGAAGAACTAATAGCAGTCACAGATCAAGTGTTAAAAGTTGGAATATACACAGTCTCAATGTCTGAAGCTGTAAACTTACAGGATGCTCTTTCAAGAGGTATGGTAAATGTGACTTTAATTGCAGAAGAAATAGGTGTGACAGAATCGCTGGTTGTTAATTATCTTTAATCATTACTAGCAACATTCAGAGTATTAATAGAAAAGCCAAGAGTATCAACAAGGCTCAACAAACCAATAGCAACAATAAACATCGAAAAACCAACAGCAAAAATATCTGTTCGTAGATAATCATAACATTTAAATATATCATTATTAAAGATAATCAGGAGGCAACTAAAATGGGAGTACTAATTGTAGCAGACCAACCACTTGCAGGAAGTGGATATGACAAATGGATAGGTTATAAATCTGCAACACAAACAGGAACTTATTCTGCAATTAATGGAGCAACAGGGCAAGACGTCACAGACTTGACATATTACGATGAATCAGGAACAAGTACCAGCTGGTACAAAATAGCTTATTACAATTCAGACACAACATCAACTTCTGCATTAAGTGATCCAATCCAGGGACAAAGCACAGTTTATACAACAGTTCGTAAGGTAGAATCTTTTATACAGAAATATACAACTACAGATTCAACAAACCCAAACACTCAGGAGATCGTAGAACTTATTAATCGAAAAGAAGATGAGATAGACTATGCTACAGGACACGCATGGCGACTAAGATATTCAGGAACTCAGTCAGGACAGGATGCAACAGCTCAATATGAATCACATGATTTTAATGGAACACATGAGAAATATTCAGGAATTCCAATTTATTTAAATCACAGAAGAGTAAGAGACATGGACGCAACGGAAGGAGACGTTCTTCAATTTTGGGACGGTTCAGAATGGGAAGACTGGTTGACTGCAAGAACAGAAGGAAGAGCAAATGATTATTGGTTCGATTACATCCGAGGAATAATGTATATAAAAGGATACGTCTGGTCAAGAAAACCTCAGGCATTCAGAATTAAATATCGGTACGGAGAAACATTCTTAAACCGAGACATTGAAGACATCGCAACCAAGATGGTCTGCATAGACATTCTAACAGGAATGGATCCAAGAAGTATGGTAGTCCAGGAAGGAAGCCCAGTAATGTCTCACGCACAACGAGTGGACATCTGGACAAAAGAAGTCGATACCAAGCTTAATAGATACAAAGAGTGGCAAGTGCCATCATTAGATTATTAATTTCATCAACACAAGTATACAAGTGTTACAAGGAGGAATCAACAATGAACCAAAATAATGTATTGCCAGAAGGGGCAACAAGAAATCAAGGGAAAAACGCACAAGAAGTAAACATCGCTATTGCAAAAATGGTGGCAGATGTAGTAAAGACAACACTTGGACCAAAAGGAATGGACAAGCTTCTGGTTGACAGTTTGGGAGATGTCACCGTAACAAATGACGGAGTCACAATTCTAAGAGAAATGACCATCGAGAATCCAGTAGCAAAGATGATGGTAGAAATCGCAAAGACCCAAGAAACAGAGGTAGGCGATGGAACAACAACTGCAGTAGTATTGGCAGGCGAACTTCTAAACAACGCTGAAGAATTAATAAGGAAAAAGATTCATCCGACAGTAATCGCAAAAGGATACCAGCTAGCACTAGAGAAAGCAATTACTTTGTTGGAAGAGATGTCAGTGGACATATCCACAGAAGTTGAAAAAACACCAGCATACAAAGAAACATTAATCAATATCGCAAAGACAGCAATGACAGGCAAAGGAGCCGAATCAGAACGTGAACATTTAAGCAAGATTGTTGTGGATGCAATTCTAAAAATAGCAGATGGCGACAAAGTCGACTTGGAATCAATAATGATAGAAAAGAAGACTGGGGGAGCAGTAAGAGACACAAAGATTGTGGAAGGAATTATTCTAGACAAATCTAAAGTCCACCCAAACATGCCAAAGGGAGTAAAAAAAGCAAAACTAGCAATCATAGATTCAGGAATTGAAATTAAGAATCTCGAAATGGATGCAAAGATAAACATCAATAGTCCTCAACAAATGCAGGAATTCATGATGAACGAAGCAACCATGATAAAAGAGATGATTGACCAGATTATAGAATCCAAAGCAAATGTGTTAATTTGTGGAAAGAACATAGATGACGCAGCTCAACACTATCTATCCAAAGCAGGGATATTCGCAATGCAAAGAATCGCAAGGGAAGACCTACAACGGATAAGCCTCGCAACAGGAGCAAAGATAGTAACAAGTATTAAAGATTTAACAGGAGACGATTGTGCTTACGTAGGGGAAGTATGTGAAGAATTAGTAGGAGATTCTAACATGATTTTTATAAAAGAATGTCAGAACCCAAAAAGTATCTCAGTGATGGTAAGAGGCGCAACAGAACAAGTGACCTCAGAAGTCAAAAGAGCACTAGATGATGCGATGGGAGACATTGCAACAATGGTAAGATCAGGAAAGGCAGTTGGTGGAGCAGGCGCAACCGAGATGAAACTCAGTGAAGCATTAATGGATTTTTCAAAAGAACACATGGGAAGAATCCAGCTATCCATCCAATCCTTTGCTAGAGCAATGGAAGTCATTCCTGAGATTTTGTCAGAGAATGCAGGATTGGATCCAATCGATACCATGGCAGAACTTCAAGCAGAAATGGCTAAGAAGAAAAACAACTGGTGCGGAATCGATGTATATACTGGCAAGGTTATGAACTCATGGGATGAAGGAGTAATCGAACCATTGAGAGTCAAGACCCAGGCACTGACATCAGCAGCAGAAGTAGCAATGATGGTTTTGAGGATTGATGACGTTATCAGTATAATGCACAACCCAGACGAACTGAAAGCACAACGTGCACAGGAAGGAAGATAAGATACTGCAAGATAAATGTGAGCCGAGAGATAGAAGTAAGATGCCTCCCAAGAATTCTGAACCACTCAATGAAGCTCTATTTTTCCTTTGATTAACGAAATATTTAAATACATGTGAATCTATAATCAGTTAAATAACAATTGCGAAACAGTACAAGTATTCTGAAAGCAGCACAAGTAGGCACAAACCAAGCATCGCAAAACGTATGTAAGTGAGTGAAAAATCAAATGGCTGATGCAAAATGTATAGACTGTGGAACGTCTCTAAAAAATTATAGAGCAATAAGATGTAAGTCTTGTAATTCTAAAAACTATGGATTTAAAAAAAACTATATTCCCTACAATAAAAACAAACCTCTTTCTGATTTAATCAAAGAAAAAATAAGCACATCTTTAAAGGGAAAAAACAAAAACAACAAATGGAACGTGGGGAGAGAACCAGCGAACAAAGGAAAAAGCCTTGAAGAAATGCATGGAGCTATTAAAGCAAAAGAAATCAAAAAAAAACAATCATATTCACACATGGGACACATTCCTTCTAGGGAACAGATAAAAAAACAACTTAGAAGAAACCCTAAATCTTCATTAGAAATAAAATTCGAAAAAATAGTAGATAAATACAATTTACCATACAAATTCGTGGGAGATGGTGAAGTCATTATAGGAAGAAAGTGTCCAGACTTTATTCATACTAAAGGAAAAAAAATAGCAATCGAAGTATTTTATAAAAAACACAAAGAGAAATTCAGGAATGGACTTGAATCATGGAAAGATAACCGTCAAAAAATATTTAACGATAACGGTTGGACAATTGAATTTTTCAATGAAATACAAGTTAATGAGCACGAGGTGATGTCAAGATTGTAGATGCCCCAACTTCAGTGAAGACTCTACTAACGAGTAATTGGACTAATTCTAATACAGATACCATCACACCAGTCATTGATTTAATAGTAAACCACAAAATCATAGACATGGGTAATAGCGACTATGTTCTTATTTACGATATGGATGAACAGATAAGTCCATTTGGAATCGGAGCAAACGAATGGGCACACGAAGACATCGTATCAATTGACATAAGAACTACATACAAAAGAGCAACCATGACAGACATTCGTGCACACTTAATCAAAATGAAAGATGAAGTATTCAGGATCCTAAAAGCAAACATAGAGAATCCAGATACAGACTTCCAACTCGCAATCCTTAAACATAAAAAAGATTTATCTGACAAGAGTGTTGGAATAGGAAGAATGGTAATAGATGTTAGTATGAAGAAATGGTGTTAATCACCAGGAGGCAAACAAATGAACAAAACAGAATTAATCAAAAAGATTAACAGCACGAAAAGCGTGGTGGAATTTTACAAATTAAAAGAAGCGATAATATCTCTAATTGACGAGAAGCCTGTAGTAATCAAGTCGGCTCCAAACAAAGTAGAGAAGAAGGAGGAAAAATAAAATGACGTACCCAGCAACAGTATCATGGATTGGTTACGGATGGGAGACAGAGTTCGGAACAGTGTCAACATCAATAGCAAACGCATTCGGACATGGTGTCAAAATATCTAATTTAAGCAGAAAAAACAACGTAGAGAAAGTGTACCAAAGTGGTTCAAAAAACGCACAAGTTCTACAAGAGAAAAGATATGAAGGATCCTTGAGTGCAGAATTTATACTGGCATCCCCTTGGTTTTTCAAAGGAGTCCTTGGAAAGGTCACAGACTCAGCAACAGAATCACCATTCACACACACATTCGGAGAAGCCGATGACTTGCCAAGCATATCTCTAGCAAACAATATCTCAACAGTAGCAGTAAGGCAAGCACAGTTATTGGGTGGAGTATTTAATTCGGTGACAATATCAACAGCAATCAATGAACTGGTAAGAATCAGAGCAGACATCCCATTTGCAGATGAAACATTCAGCACATCAACATCAAGCAAAATCACAGAATCATACGCCCTTTATTCATTTGCACAAGGAACAGTTGAATTGCCAGATGGAAGCACACTTGCACAAGTACAAAATTGCGAAGTTACGATCAACAACAACGCAGAAATGATATACGGTCAAGGAAGTAGATTTGCACAATGTGCAGTAAGCAAACAGCGAGATTATTCGGGAAGCATCACAATGGCACTAGCCGCATCAGCTGATTTATTAGAAAAATTCTATGGTGGAACAACAGGACCAGCAGACACAGTAGCTGAAAGTGCAGACTTGGTTCTAACATTTACCAATGGAAGCACAGGAACCCTGTCAAGAAGCATCACTGCAACATTCACTGGAGTAAAATTCGATGAAGAAAGCATGCCACAGGACCCAACCCAAGTAATCATGGAAGACGTATCAATCATGATGCGAAGTTGTGCCGTAGTCGCAATTGACGCAACACAAACCGCATTATAGATAGGAGGAATTAGAATGGAAATACAAGTATCACAACCAAAACTAGAAACCAAAAAAGAAGTAGCGTATATAGAGAGAACAATTGGCATCGAAAAAGGTGGAAAGCCAAGAAAAGTAAAAGTAAGAGAAATACCAATAGAGTGGGAAGGCAAGAAAGAAATTGTAACACTGAAAAAGTGGTCATTTGGAGAGAGAGCAAAATTCACTGAGAAGTTTCTGAAAATCGAAATGATAGGAGAGATACCAAAGACAAACATCGACATGGTAAGCATGCAGATGGAATCACTATTGACAGGAATACACGAAGCGCCATTCCCAATAACCAGAGATTATATCGAGTACGAACTTGACGGAGGAATCGGAGAGAAACTCCATAAGGAAATCGAAAAGTTCAACAAACTAAATCCAACTAAAGAAAAAAACTGAGATGGGCAATCAAGCATGGAACCGATAATCACGAAACCATCAGGACCCTTCAATATTTCCGATTGAAGTATTATCTTGGAATGGGAGTAGAGGAAGTCGACAATGCTGATGCAACTTTAATCGATGCATACATGATTGCCCTTGAAGAAGTCACTAGCCAAGGCGGTGGCTCAAAGAAAGAGAATGATGAAATTGCGAGAGCATTCATGGGGTAGACAATGGCAGAAGAAAAAAAACTTTGTTTAAATTGCAAGAAGCAAATTGGAGCAAGAAGCATCCGATGTAGAACTTGTAACAATAAACAAAAAGAGGGAACATTCATGCCAAAAAACAAACCATGGAATATCGGAATGCCTAGAAAAGAGTGGAACCCAGTGACCATAGAAGACAAAGAAAGAATAAGAAAAATAGGACTAAAAAACAGGGGAAGAAAAAGACCCGACTTGTCTGAATATAATAAATCACTTAGGGGAATTAGTAGAACAGACAGACCATTCTATAAGGGGCAAACGGCTTATAGACGATTCGCCAAAGAGAATTTAAAACAGGCTTGTTCAGACTGTAGAACAAAAGAAAAGCTTGTCGTACATCACATAGACACAGACCACTTTAATAATAGTCCCGACAATTTGGAAATATTATGCAGAAGTTGTCATATGAAAAAGCACCACAAAATTCATGGAGGCGATGGAAGATTTCTGACCAATATGGCATGAAAGTATGGCTTGAACTCCAAGTCAAAAACCTTAAAAAAGTAGAAACAGAAGTTAAGGATAGCTTGAAATCTATAGATATGGATGCCATGGTTTCAAAAGCTCGTGATGCCTCTGCCCAGATGAAGGGAGCAATGGGTAAACTTGATTTAAACGGATTAAAAAAAGCACTTAGCCAAAAGAAAGATTCTCAAAAAGTATCAGATGACCAGGGTGGAATCCTTAAAGGAATACGTGAACAAATTGTAGCAAGCAAAAAAGCAGCCGAAAGCGCAAAAACAATCCCAGACTTAACAGCAGCTTTAAAGAAAAAAAACGAATTTGAAGGCAAACTTAAAGCAGCCCAGAGCCTAGGAGAAGAAGGAGCAGCATTGGGAAAACTTGCAGCAACCGCAGGAGTTGTTGTTGGTGTTTTATATGGAATCAAAAAAGCAACAGAACGAGTTCTAGGTGAATTAATAAAATCCTCTCCATATTTACAAGGAATACTTAACGTAATGGGAAGAGCATGGACAAATATGTGGCGACCATTCGGTGATTTTTTAGGGTCACTTCTCAGACCTTTGGCGATTTCTTTATTAAGACTTTCAGTTAGATGGTTGCAATATACTAGGACAGACGAAGGTAAAAGTACAGTTGAAAATTTAACTAACGCAGGAATCGGTGCTGCAGTGGGGTCAGCGATAGGAACAGTAGCTGGTGGAGTTTCAGGTGGACCAACAGGAGCAATCGCAGGAGCAGCCGCTGGTGGAGTAGCAGGAGCAGCCGTTGGAGCATCAGCAACAACCATCTTTGATATAGGATACTGGTTGGGAGAAAAGCTTGCAGAAATAGTTATAGGAATTTTCGATATTGGCGTTTGGCTGGGTGAGAAACTTGCAGACTTAGTTATAGGAATTTTCGATATTGGCGTTTGGCTAGGCGAAAAACTTGCAGACTTAGTTGTGGGAGTGTTTGATGTCGGTGTCTGGCTAGGCGAAAAACTCGCAGATATAGTAATAGGAATCTTTGATATCGCAGACTGGCTTTGGGAAAAAGTCACAGAGATGTGGAATTGGAGCTATGATTTTGCAGCATGGCTCTGGGGAAAAATAAAAGGAGCATTCGCATCAGCATGGAGAAAATTAAAAGAATTCTCACAATGGTTATGGGACAAAGTAACAGGGGCACTATCAGGAACATGGACAAAATTGTCAGAATTTTCAGCATGGATATGGAAGAAAATAACAGAAGCCCTAGCAAACGCATGGATTAAACTTGGAACATTTTCAACTTGGATATATGAAGAAATAACTGGAGCATTGTCTACTATAAGTACTAAACTTGGAACATTTTCAACTTGGATATATGAAGAAATAACTGGAGCATTGTCTAACTTAGCAACCAAACTTGGAGGCATAGGGTCATTCTTGTATACACAAGTGACAGAAAGCATCAAGACAGCATTCTCAAATTTCAAATTTGGCTGGTCATGGAGTTGGTTTCAAGGGCAAGGACAGACAGGAATAAACAGTGTTCCAAAAGACGGATTGTATAATTTGCACGCAGGAGAAACTGTCACAAACTCTTCTAGAAGTGCAAGAGAAGATAAAGCAAAAAGTATTATATTTAGTCCAAACTTTACAATTAACTCATCAGGAGCAGGAACAGGAGAAATAGAAAACACAATCAAAAACACAGCAAGGTTGCTGGAATTTGAAGTACGAAGGAGGAATCTAGTATGACTTATGAAAACGAATCAGACAGGAAAGCAAGAGCACAAGAGATTTTAAACACAATCAAGTCAGAATCAAAAGAGCAGACAAACGAGCAGAGATTAAAAAACATTGAATCAATTCTTAATACTATAAGGATCCAGAACATAAAAATCTGGGAAAAAATAAATGGTGGTAAATAATGGCAAATACAACAATTGGGTCAGTCACTCTACAAGGAGACAGCTA